AGCTTTCAAATGCCCTCTTCTCGCGAAGCCATCCTCACCGCGCTGGCGGACCTGCTGCGCACAGTCCCGCATGTGCCGGTGCTGCGCGGTGAGGTGCTGCCTGAGCGGATCCCGCCGCAAGGCCTGATGATCCTGCGGGACGGGAACCCGGGCGAGCCCGGCGTGACGCTGTCGCCGCTGATGTATCATTACCAGCACCGCGCCGAGCTGGAGGTGATCGTGCAAACGGGCGAGGAGCGTGACGCGCGCTTCGCCCGTTTGATCGGTCGGATTGGTGCTGCCATCTCTGCTGACCGCACCCTGCGCGGGTTGTGCGACTGGGTCGAGGCCGAAGCGCCCGAGCCGGCCGATCTGCCCGTCGAAGGTGCGGCCACGCTCAAGGCAGCCGTCGTGCCCATTATCCTGCATTACGCCGCCAGCGACGCGCTGGCCTGACAACACATCTGACATTCAAGGAGGGACACAATGGCACGAGCTCAAGGAGCGCGGGCGCAGATGGCGCTGGCGTTCGAGACAACCTATGGAACGCCGCCCACCCCTGATAGTGAAGGGAGCGGCTTCACCAAGATGCCCTTTGCCAGCACCTCGCTTGGTGCGGAGCAGCCGCTGCTGAACTCGGAACTGCTGGGCTATGGCCGCGATCCGCTGGCACCGATCAAGGATGCCGTCACATCTGATGGTGACGTGGTCATTCCGATTGATGCGAGCGGTTTCGGCTTCTGGCTGAAGGCGGCGTTTGGTGATCCCACGACCACCGGCACAGCGCCGGGGCCTTTCACCCACGCGTTTCAATCTGGATCCTGGACGCTGCCCAGCATGTCCATTGAGACTGGCATGCCCGAGGTGCCGCGCTTCGCGATGTATTCCGGCTGCGTACTTGACCAGATCACTTGGCAGATGCAGCGATCCGGCCTGCTCACGGCAACAGCCCGGCTCGTGGCACAGGGCGAGACGGTGGGTACGACGACCAGTGCCGGCACGCCTGCAGCCCTCGCACTGCAGCGCTTTGGCCATTTCAACGGCGCAATCACCCGCAAAGGTTCACCGCTTGGCAACGTGGTCTCAGCTGAGATCACCTATGCCAATAACCTTGACCGGATTGAGACCATCCGCGCGGACGGCCGCATTGATGGCGCGGACCCGTCCATCGCGGCGCTGACCGGCCGCATTGAGGTGCGCTTTGCCGATCAGGTGCTGGTGGACCAAGCGATCAATGGTGAGCCCTGCGCGATGGAATTCGCCTATGTGCTGCCCTCGGGCGAGAGTTTCACCTTCACTGTGCATGCCGTCTACCTGCCGCGCCCGCGCATCGAGATTTCCGGACCCCAAGGCGTACAGGCGAGCTTCGACTGGCAAGCAGCACAGGACGCCACCGAGGGCCGGATGTGCACCGCAACCCTGATCAACAACATCGAGGACTATTAATGCTGACGCTCGACCTGACGAACGCACCCCGCTGGCATGACCTCGCCCCAGGTGTCCGCGTGCAGCTGCGCCCCCTGACCACGGCGCTGATGGTGGCCACCCGCAGCGATCCGGCCGTGGAGGCGGTGGCCGAGGAGACCGGCAATGAGGAACGCGCCATGGCTTTTGCAAAAGCGCTTGCCCGCCGCGCAGTTCTGGACTGGGACGGCATCGGCGACGCCGACGGCAAAGCCATCAACCCCAGCCCCGAGGCGATCGACGCGCTGCTCGACATCTGGCCGATCTTCGAGGCCTTCCAGCTGACCTACGTTTCCAAAGGCCTGCTGCTGGAACAGGAAAAAAACGTCTCTGCGCTCTTGCCGAGTGGTCCTTCGGCGGGGGCGACCGATACTGCCAAGCCTGCGCGCAAGCCTGCCAAGACTGCCCGGCGCGGCTGAACCGACCTACCACCTTTGAAGGTTGGCAGGTTTGGGACCTGATCGGACGCCTCGGTGGCCAACTTCGCGTGCTACCCCGCGCCGTAATTGGCTGGGATATGTCAGCCGCGCTGCCCCTCGGGCATGCCCTCGGTGTCCCACCCGTTGTCATGGCCGAACTGTTGCCGGTGATCGAGGCGGTGATGGTGCACAAGCTTAACGAACAGATGGATCATGCCCATGGCCGAGAAACGGGTTAGCGTCCGCCTCGCGGCGACGGGCGGGCGGCAAGTGCGCGCCGAGCTGGAAGGTGTGGGCGAGGCTGGCAAGCGCGGCTTTGGACGGCTCAGCGCGGAAATGGAGGCTGCAAACCGGCGGCTGGCAGGCTTTGCACGCCGGGTGCGTGTCGCATCGATCGCTGCCGTTGCCGCCGCCACCGCTGCGGGCGTCGCCATGGTGCGCTCCGGCCTGCAGACGGTAGATGCGCAGGCCAAGCTGGCGGCCTCGCTCGACACCACTGTGGCCAGCATTCAGGTGCTGGAACGCGCAGGCGATCTGGCGGGCGTGTCGATGGGCCAGATCGAGCAGGCCACGATGCAGCTCACCCGGCGGCTGTCACAAGCCGCCGCGGGCACTGGACCGGCTGTCGATGCGCTCGAGCGCCTGCGCCTGACGGCAGCAGATCTGCAGGCGCTACCGCTGGACCAGCGGATCGCAGCGATCCAGCAGGCACTGGGGCAATACGTGCCAGAGGCCGAGCGCGCGGCAGTCGCCTCGCAGCTCTTTGGGGACCGCGCGGCACTGGTGTTCACGCGCATCGATACGGCGACACTGCGCCAGGCAACGCAGGATGTGCAGGATTTCGGGGTGGTGGTCTCGGATCAGGACGCAGCTCAGATTGAGCGCACCAATGACGCCATCTCGCGCCTTGGCCTGATCTGGCGGGGGCTGTCGAACCAACTCGCCGTCGCGGCCGCCCCCGCGCTAGAAGCCGTTGCCAACGCCATGGCAGCGGTGGCGCGCACCACCGGCCCGTTGGGGATGGCAATCCGCGGACTCTTCGACAACCTCGGACGCCTTGCCAGTATTGCAGGCACATTCGCAGCTTTCATGGCTGGGCGCTGGGTCGCCGGACTGGCCGCTGCAGCCCTCTCTGTGCGTGGCCTGGCCACCGCACTCGTGGTCCTGCGCGGGGCGCTGATCCGCACCGGCATCGGCGCGCTGATCGTGGGCGCGGGCGAGCTGGTCTATCAATTCACCCGCCTCGTGTCCGGCGCGGGCAACTTCGGCGAAGCGATGGGGCTCTTGAAGGACGTCGCCATCGAGGTCTGGGATCGCATCAAGACCGGTGCTGCAGCCGCAGGGGCCGCTGCCACGGCGATGTTCTTCGATCTCAAGGCCGATGCCGCCTCTGGCATGCAGAGCGCTATCGAGAGCGTCGTGGCTTTCGGCAACACGGCCGTGAACACATTTGAAGGCGCCTATGAAGCAATCAAAGCCATCTGGGGCCTGCTGCCCGCCGCCATCGGTGATCTGGCGTTTCAGGCGGCCAATAGCCTGATCGACGGCGTCGAGGCCATGCTGAACGGCGTGGTCTCGCGGATCAACAGCTTTATCGGCGGCATCAATACCGGGCTGGAAGCGCTCGGGTCGGACCGACGCATCTCGATCATCCCCGATCTGGACCTTGGCGAGATCGAGAACCGCTTTGCGGGTGCGGCAACGGCGGCAACCACCGCTGCGCAGGCCGCTTTTGAGCGCGCCTTTGAGGACAATGCACTCACTGCCCCCGATCTTGGTCTCACCGGTGCGGCCGCTGAGGCACTGGAAGCCGCCAACCTCTATCGCGGCGCGGCGCAGGATCTGGCCACCAGCGCCCGTGCGCCGCTGGAAAGCTGGCAGGCGCTGCGCGATGCGCTGCAGGGCAGCGATCAAGCCGGGGCCGATGCGCTGACCGCAGCCACCCATGCTGCCGAGCGTTTGGACGCGGCGCTGGATGAGGCTGGACAGGCCGCCACTGCAGCCGGAGCTGCCGCTGGGGCCGCCGCTGCCGCAGCTCAGCCCGATACCGAGGCCGCGGTCACCGGTTGGGAGGCGGTCACGACTGCGCTGTCGGATTATGCCAGCAAGGCACGCGATATCGGCGCTGATATCGGAAACGCGCTCGTCAGTGCCTTCCAATCGGCCGAGAATGCGGTGGGGCAGTTTGTAAAAACCGGCAAGCTCGACTTTCGGGACCTCGTCACCTCATTGCTGGCGGACCTTGCCAAACTGGCAGCCCGCCGTTTCATCCTTGGCCCCATCGCAAATGCGCTCTCCGGTGCCTTGGGAAGCATGGGCGGCGGGATCTTCGCCAATGTCTTGCACGCGGGCGGCTTGGTCGGATCGGCCGGACCCGCGCGAATGGTCCCGGCCATGGCTTTTGCTGACGCGCCACGCATGCATGCCGGTGGTATGGCCGGGATCAAACCCGACGAGGTGCCCGCCATCCTGCAGCGCGGCGAGCGTGTGCTCTCGCGCCGTGAGACACGCGCGTATGACGCGGCACGCGGCGACCGCGATGCCGCCCCGATCGTCAATATCTCGATCCAGACCCGCGACGCCGAGAGCTTCCGGCAATCGCGCACGCAGGTGGCCAGTGACATCGCTCGCGCGGTGGCCATGGGCCGACGTGGCATGTAATTCAGGAGCCTTGATTGATGACCTTTCACGAGACGCGCTTTCCCGACGCGATCAGCCGCGGGGCGCGCGGGGGCCCCGAACGCCGCACGCAGGTGGTCGAGCTGGCCTCAGGCCATGAGGAGCGCAATGCGTCCTGGGCGGCGTCGCGCCGCCGCTATGATGTTAGCTACGGCATTCGCCGCGTTGATGACCTGCACGCCATCGTCGCGTTTTTTGAAGCGCGACTGGGCCGGCTCTACGGATTTCGGTTCAAGGATTGGGCTGATTACAAATCCTGCGCACCCTCGCAGCCCGTTTCCGAGCTCGATCAGCGGATCGGGATCGGCGATGGCGAGACCACAAGCTTTGCCCTGATCAAGACCTATGGCACAGCCCCTTACGGGACCCCGCGTCGTATCCATAAACCTGTCGCGGGCACCACGCGCATCGCCCTTGATGGCGCGGAGCAATTCACCGGCTGGCAGGTCGACACCACCACCGGGATCGTCAGCTTTGAGACAGCGCCCGAGCCCGACGTGGTCATCACCGCAGGTTTTGCCTTCGACGTGCCGGTGCGCTTTGACAGCGATCTCATGGACGTGACCCTCGATATCGAACGGCTGGGATCAATCACCTCGATCCCGCTCGTGGAACTGCGACTGCGCTAACCCCCCGAACCCCGGACAGGCCCCCATGCAAACTTATACACCGCTTGAACATCGCCCCGGCGATACCCCCCAGCTGTTTGATCTGGACGAAGGCCTCGTCACACAAGGCGCTGACGGCAAGGTGGTCCGCCTTGATGCGTCCCAGCAAATCATCGCCCGCACGCCTGTACCCATCGAGCCCGGCGAGCGCTACCGGTTCCGCGTGGCCTACCGGCGCGTGACCAACAGCCCGGACCCCTCTGATGATGCCATCACCGCCGGTATCACCTGGCGCGGTGCTGACAAATCCACCCTTGGCACCACCACCATCGACACGGTGCTGGATTTCACCACTGGATCTGGACGCCGCGCGATCGAACGCTTGGTCACCTCCGCCACCGATCAGCCCTCCGAGATCACCGCACCCCCCGAGGCGCGCTACGCCGTACCATGGGTGCAGTGCTTTGGTCTGGGCCATGCCACGGATGTGGAGATCTGCGCGCTGGAGCGGCTCAGCACCGTGCCCATCCCGGTGGCGCGCACCTTCTATGTCACCATGAGCGGGGCCGACAGCAATGTCGGCACCTCGCTGGGCGCGCCGCTGGCCAGTCTCACCACCGCGATCGCGAAGATGGCCGCGACAGCGCCTGACCCTTGCGTCACCATCGTGCATCCCGGCGAGTATCTTGTGCCCCCCGACACGACGATCCCCGCCAATTGCGCGCTCTACGGCTACGATCTGCGCGTGACCAAGCTGATCCTGGCCAATGCTGCCGGCACAGCACCTGCCGCGGGTACCGCGCGGCGGCGCAACATGTTTCGCATGCGCAACGGCATCAAGGTGCGCGGCTTTACCTTCACCGGCCTCGAGCATGAGCCCTTCACGCTGCAGGGTGGCCCGCCCAAGACCGGCTGGGCCTTTGTCTTTGCACCAGGCGAGATCCTCACCCGCTCGCCCTATATCGCGGATTGCTCGGTCCTGCATGGCCTGAGCCAGGATGAGATGGCCCTGCCAATCGACAAGGCGGCAGGCAATCCGCTGATGCCGCGCGCAGGCGGCAATCTGCTGGCCGATGGTTCGGTGCTGGCCCCGTCCTCACCGCTGCGCTCGGTCGTGGTCGACAGCTTCACCGCCATCAATCCCAATGGCGTGGGCTACGCCATCACCCGCAATGCCTTTGTCCAGCTGGTCTCGGTCTTCACCAACTGGTCCCGCGTCGGCCTCTGGGCCCACGAGGGCGGCCAGGTCACTGTGGCCAACTCCAACAACACCTTTGGCGATTACGCACTCGCCGCCACAGGGTTTCGCCGCGCGATCCGCATTGAGGGCGTAGGCGACAAGGACCTCATCCGTGTCCACACCGCCGCTGCCAATACGATCACCAGCCAGCTTGAGGCCATCATTACAGCACTCATGGCCACACGTTATCCCGCGCTGGCCAATTGGAACAGCCTGTCCGCGGACCAAAAAGCGCTGGCCGAGCGCGATACCCGCACGTTGCTGCGCAGCCTCACCGGCGATCTGCGCGCGGGTCAGGACCGAGGCGCACAGTTCTTTGCCAAGGGGCTGTTTGACTGGAATGCCGATTACGCCTTCTCCATCGCGCTGGTGCCGCTGTTTCTGGCCTGCTGGGAGCAAGTCCGGCTGGAGCTGGCCACGCGCATCACCGATCCCGACGCCCAAGCCATGATCACCGCCCTCATCGGGCTGATCTCGGATGTGGTGGCCCAGCCCGAGGCCTACCGCACGGGCTTTCCATCCGTGATCGAGGCCACCGGCCAGCAGTTCAGCTACGCGGGCGCCGGTGTCAATTACAACGCGCTGCCCTTTGCGCAACGCGGCACCGGCGCGGCCCCGAGCCCGGCCAGCGCCATCTTCAAATCTGGCGGCGGGCGCATCTACGCGACCTTTTCTACCGAGACCGGCGATACCTACCTCGGCGAAGACCTGCGGGTCGATTTCGAACGCAACACCATCGAAGGCCAGGCTTTTTCGCGCGGTGTCCAGAACATCGCACTTCCCCTCATCATTGGCATCGGAGGCTGAGCCATGGCCACCATCACCACACCCCGACCACCGCTGAACCTCTTCGAGGTGGTCCGCCAGACGCTGACCGCTGACTGGGCCACCGTTTATGACGTGCCCGATTATCTCATTCCAGCCGAGGGGCCAAACCCCGCGCGTAGTATTGCCGCCGCTGCCATCATGACCGGCGTGCTGATCACCCCCGCTGCCGAGGCCTCCGCCCGGGTTTCAATCCGGGTGCTGGGCGCTGACAACACCCCCTGGCTGCTGCTCGATCGCGCCTTTGCCCCCTCGGGCGATGTGCTCTCCATCGGGCTCGACCGCCAGGTTCTCAAATCCGGTGAGCGGTTGCAGATGAAGGTCGAGGCCGGTGAGGCAGCGGTGGCGCATTTCTCCTTCATTCTCAATCAACGCGAAGATTTCACGGTGATTGCATGAGCGCGCTGCGGTACGGTACCGGCCGGGGCCGCTTCGTCGGCCAGTCCCTGATCTATCCTCTGCCGATCCCGCTGGACCCGGTGGAGTATTTCGGGGCAGCGGTGGTCGGCGAGGATGGCCAGTTCTACTATTCCAACGGGCTCGAATGGATCGTGCCGATCGAGGACAACGAGATCCTGCGTCCCTCCGCGCTGGTGCCGTTCAGTGTTGATCAGCGCACCCAGCTGCGCCTGACCACGTTTCGCTCGCCTGCGGGGCTGGAGCAGACCGGCATCATTTTCGAGATATCCACCAATGGTGCGGATTTCGATGGTGCGCTGACGCGGATCGTGCCGGGTTTTGGCAATGCCTATCAGATCGAATTCCCCGAAGACGGCTTTGGCCCCGGCGATCGCGTGCTCTGGCGCGCGGCCTATACAGGCACCGGGGGCGCGCAATCGAGCTTTTCGGTGCCATATGCGCAGACCTTCCCCGAGCTGATCTCGCGGCCCAGCCCGCTCACGCGGGAGAACGCCATCACCGGCACGGTGCGCGTCACCGATTTCGAGAGTGCGGCAATCTTCGGCTATGGCTATGCCGAGACCCAGACGGAGTTTTATGCCGCAAATGCCACGCCGGGTACTGACGCGCCGTTGATCACCATCACCCAGACTGGCGGCGCGATCACCACCGTGCCGATCCCACCGCTGGAACCGGCCTCGGACTATCTCTGGCGCACCCGTTATGGCGGGCGGCTCAATGCAGCCGCGCCTATCATCTATTCCGACTGGTCGCCCCCGCGGGTGTTCTTTCTGGGTGCGGCCTCACTGATCCTGACCTATGATCTGGACCTCGCCACGGCGCGCACCGTCCACATTCCGCTGGGTGGCGGCACCGTCAACACGCCGCTCGATGTCACGATTGCCTGGGGCGATGGCACCAGCGAGCGCTACACCACGGCCGGGATCAAACCGCATCTCTACGCCCAAGGCGCAGGCCCGCGCGTCACCGTCACCATCACCGGGCGTCTGGATTGGTATGGCACCAGCCAGCCGATCGATCAGGCCGGATTGGTGCGCGTCGAGAATATCGGCTTTGCCATGGGGCTCACGTCCTTGCGCGGCGCGTTTCGCCAGACCACCACGGCGCTGGACTACATCACGCCCAACATCCCCGAGACCGTCACCAGCTTTGAGGAGCTGTTCTTTGAGAGTTCCTGTGCCGCCGATCTGCGCGACATGGACACCCGCAACATCACCACACTGCGCCGCATCTTTTTTCGCTCGGACGGCACCGGCCCCAATTGCGCCAACTGGGACGTGGGCCGCGTGGAGGACGTGTTCCAGGCCTTCGCCAATAGCCAGATGAACAGCCCCTTCAGCCTTGGCAATTGGGAGAGCCTGACATCCATGGAGCAGATGTTCGTCCAGACGCAGGGCAATTACTTTGGCGGGCGCGACGGGCGGGTATTGTTCAATCAGCTGATCGCAAGCTGGGACGTCAGCCGCATCACATCGATGCGCTTGATGTTCGGCTGCACCGCTGGGGCCAATGTCGGCGGGATCGGGGCGGCATTCAATCAGCCGATCAACGGCTGGGACGTGCGCGCCGTCCAGAATTTCGAGGGCTTCATGGGCCATCTGGGCAATCCCGGCATCAGCCAGAACACCCATGCCTTCAATCAACCACTTGGCCAGTGGAACACCTCGGCGGCCACCAATATGATCCGCATGTTTGCGCTGGCGCGCAGCTTCAACCAGGATATCTCCGCCTGGAACGTGGCCAATGTCACCACAATGGCAGGCATGTTTCGCGGGGTCGCAGGCGTAAACGGATTCAACCGCAGTGTGGCCGCCTGGAACGTCTCCGCCATCATTGACATGCGCGAAATGTTCTCGTTTTGCGAGTACAATCAGCCGCTCGCCAATTGGGAGAGGGCTGGCAGTACCACGGGCAATGTCACCGATATGAGTTTCATGTTCAACGCTTGCCCGTTCAACCATCCGATCGGAAACTGGAATGTGTCCAGCGTAACCAGTTTTGAGGGGATGTTTGCCACAGGGCTTACGAATGCCCGTACCAATTTCTTTGACCAGAACCTGTCGAGCTGGGACGTATCCAGTGCAACCAATATGAGCTTCATGTTTGGCAGCCTTGGCCGGGGAACAGGGCAAGTCCAGCCATTCAACAATGGCGGCTCTCCGGGCATCAATAGCTGGGACGTGTCGGCCGTCATCAACATGTTCGCAATGTTTGGACGGGGGCAAAATGAAGGCATCATCAGCCAGTTCAATCAGCCGATCGGCGCATGGGATGTATCGAATGTTACAGATATGCGCAGCATGTTTGACGCCCGCGCGAGCAGCCATGCGTTTGATCAGGATATTTCAGGCTGGCCCCTGAACCCCAACGTCCGGCTCGACAACTTCATGCGCGACTATCAATCCGATGGTTCCGGGCGACAGTTCTCAGAGGAGAATTATTCGCGTCTGCTCACGGGATGGGCAAACCGCGTAGCCCAGAACAGCGGCCCCGTCGTCGTCAGCACAAACTTCGATGGCCGCGCGTTCAATGCGACAAACTACCGGCCAGCCTCGCGCTTCACCAATGCTGTTGATGGGCGCGCCTATCTTGTTGCCGCGCGGGGGCTCTCGGTTGCCAATGCGTCCGATCCCGATGCTGATGGGAGCTACCTCTTCAACGCGTCGACAGGCTCCTATGTCAAAAGCAATGGCTGGTTCTTTCTCAAATCCGGGCCCACATGGACGCTGTTTGATGCCATGAGCACGGAACGGGCCGTCGAGGATGCAAATCACCCCTGGGAGGTGTTGGCCTGGACCGGCGCTCTGTCTGGCGCGACGGTCCTCAGCGCAGGCGCCGCCTGGACGATTACAGGAGATAGCCCCGCATGACCCATGAGCTGACCGCCACATCGCGCCTATTCTGGATCGCTCACAGCCCGGATGACTTGCAGCATGGCATCTTGGAGCCTGGCGCGCGCATCTCGACCGGGCTGGATCACCTCGAGACATACCAAAGCGCTCTGATCCAGCGCCAGCGTCTGCAGGCATTGGCGCGGGATTATCCAAAGGCTCTGGCCGAATGGCTCGAAACCCTGCGCCTGCAAGACCCTTTCGCAACGCTTGCAGATCATCGCTGGCGTGTTGAGACAGCGGGCCTCGATCTGCCCGGGGGAGACCGCATCCAGACCACCCGGGAAAGCCAGGCGCAGATCACCGCGGTGGTCAATGCGCTGCAGCTGGGCCTGATTGCTGAGCCCGTCACCTACAAGCTTGATAGCGGATGGTCGGAATTGAGCACCGCGCAAGTCACGGCTGTTGCGCGGTCCGTGAGCGCGCATGTCAAGGCCTGCTTCAGGGCCGAGCGCAGCGTCTCGGAGCAGCTCGCAGCCCTCGAGGACACGGCAAGCGCCGATATCGTAGCGTTGTTTCAGGCGGCATATCTTGCAGAGATTTCAGGTTGATCAGGGCCAGCTGACACCCGGTCGCGGCCGGACACACTGGCTTTTCTGGCACAGCTCTCATCACCGCCCTCGGTCCTCCGGGGGCGTTTTGCATTTGGAGACCCCCCATGCTCGGACCGCTCTGGCAGGCCACGCGCGATCTGCATCATCAGGCCGAAACCCACCCGCTGGCGCGCGCGATGATCGACGGCACGATCACACCGCAGGCCTGGGCCGATTGGCTGCACGCACATCTGACTATCCAGCTGGCATTGGACCCGCATCTGCCACTCTCAGTGCGGCGCGCCGATGCACTGGCGCTCGATCTGCTGGCGCTGCTGCCAGTGGAAGCGCGCTCCAGCAGGGCGGCGGCGGATTTCGCCGCGACGCTGAGCGATACAGTGTCAATTTTCGGGGCGGCCTATCTGACCATCGGCGCGCATCGCCGGGGCGGGCGCGTGATCGAGAAAGCCCTGCGCGCGGCAGGCCGCGATTTGCCCTCGCACCACACCCGCTTCAAAGATGGTCCCGCAGCAGAGGCCTTCGTCAAGCAGCTGCGCGAGATCCCGCATCTGGCGCCGGGCGCGCGGCGGGCCTTTGCCGCGCTGACTGCAGTGATGGACGAGATCGCCACGCGCGGGGATTTCGCGATGGCGATTGCCGAGACGGAGGCCACGCCATGAAGACCCTTCCTCCCGGACTGCAAGACCATCTCGACAGCGGCATGACCACGCTCGCCTGGTGCTGGCGGCTCACGCGCAGCGATGGGGTGCGTTTCGGCTTCACCGACCACGATCTGCCGCTGGAATTCGAGGAGACTGTGTTCGAGCCGGAGAGCGGGTTTTCCACATCAGAAATCCGCGCAGGCTCCGATCTCGCCGTCGATGCGCAAGAGGCCGAAGGCGTGCTGTCCTCGGACCGCATCACCGAGACCGATATCCTCGATGGCCGCTGGGACAATGCCAGCGTGGAACTGTGGCGCGTGAACTGGGTCGCGCCTGAGCAGCGCGTGCTCATGCGCCGCGGTGCCATCGGCGATATTCGCCGCGGCCGCGTGGCCTTTGTCGCCGAGATGCGCAGCCTTGCCCACCGGCTCAGCCAGCAGGTTGGGCGCAGCTATCAAGCCAGCTGTGATGCCGCCCTCGGAGATGCGCGCTGCCGCGTCAATCTCACCGCGGCCGCCTTCACCGCCACAGGCAGCGTGGCCGCAGCGCTGCGCGCGCGCGTGTTCACCACCAGCGCCATGCAAGCCTATCAGCCGCGCTGGTTTGCAGCAGGCGTGTTGCTCTGGACCAGCGGCGCAAATTCCGGCCGCAAAGCCGAAATCATGCGCCATGATGTCGATGGCCCCACCGCCATCCTCACTCTGATGGAAGAGCCTGTCCGCGCCATCACCTCAGGCGACACATTCACCCTCACCGCCGGATGCGACAAACGCATCGAGACATGTGCTGCAAAATTCTCCAATGTGGTGAACTTCCGCGGGTTTCCCGATATCCCCGGCCCTGACACAGTGCTGCGCTATGCCACACAAGGCAGTGGCCATACAGGGCGTGTCTTGTGATGCCTGCTGCTGATCCGGGCCGCGTCGTTGCATCAGCGCGCGCCTGGCTTGGCACGCCGTTTCATCATCAGGCCTCGCTGCAGACTGTGGGCTGCGATTGCCTCGGGCTGATCCGCGGTGTCTGGCGCGACGTGGTTGGGCGCGAGGCGTTTGACATCCCTGCCTATGCCCCGGACTGGAGCGCGCGCGCCAGTCACGACCTGCTACGCGCGGGCCTTGCAGCCCATCTGCTGAGCATCCCTGGCCCTGCCGCATCCGGAGATGTCATCCTGTTTCGCATGCGCGGCCGCATGATTACGAGCCATGCCGGCATTCTGGTCGATACCACCACCTTGATCCATGCGCATTCGCGCCTGGGCGTGATCGAAGAGCGCCTGACCCCTGCCTGGCGCGCGCGCGCCGCGCATGTCTTCCGCTATCCCCGATAATAGAGGTCTCCCATGGCAACTTTGGTGCTCGGCGCTGCAGGTGCTGCAATCGGTGGCAGCATTGGTGGCACGATCCTCGGCGTCTCAGCCGCCACAATCGGGGGCTTTATTGGCTCAAGCCTTGGCAGCATGATCGATGCAGGCTTGATGGCCGGCAATCAGAACCAGCGCTTTGAGGGCGCGCGCATTGATGCCGTGCGCGTCACCAGCAGCACAGAAGGTATTGCCCTCACCCGTGTCTTCGGCCGCATGCGCCTTGCTGGCAATATCATCTGGGCGACCGATTTTGAGGAACGCGAAGTCACAACCACAATTCGCGGCCCGCGCCGCTACGGATTTTTTGGACCGCGCGCCACCAGCACCTCAGTTGCGTATTTCTATTCCGCCAGCTTCGCTGTTGCACTATGCGAAGGACCCATCACTGGCATCGGCCGCGTCTGGGCCGATGGCAAGCGTCTCGATATCTCCGGCAATGACATCCGGATCTATCCGGGCAGCGAAACACAGCCGCGCGATCCCTTGATCCTCGCCAAAATGGGCGCCGCACGCGCGCCCGCCTATCGCGGCGTGGCCTATGTGGTGTTTGAAGATCTCGACCTTGAGGATTTTGGCAACCGCATCCCCCAGCTGACCTTTGAAGTCTATCGCCCCCTTGCAGATGCAGATGTGGCCGAAGGCTGTCTGCGCGCCATCACGATCGGCCCGGGATCGGGCGAGTTCGCCTATGCCACCCGGATCATCACCTCCGAGCGCAGTGGGCTTGGCGGCATCAGCTTTGGCGGGATCACCCTTGGCGCGCAACAGGGCCTGCGCCGCATCGAGAATGCTGTAGCCAGCACAACGCAATCAGATTTCGTGACAACGATCGACCAGCTCAAAGCCCTCGCGCCCGGGGTGGAAAGCGTCACACTCCTTGTGGCCTGGTATGGCACGGACCTGCGCGCTGAACACTGCGCCCTCAGGCCCGGCGTTGAATTCAGCGCCAAAACCACCACCCCGGCTTGGCAGGTCAATGGCGTCACCCGCGCGCAAGCCCATCTTGTCAGCCGCGCAGGCGGGCAGCCCGCATTTGGCGGCACACCCTCGGACGCCTCCGTGGTTGAGGCCATCAAGCATCTCAAGACGCGCGGCTACCGCGTCACCCTCTCACCCATCATCGCGCTGGATATTCCCCCCGGCAATACACGGCCCAATCCCTATAGCGACCTCGCCGCCCAGATCGGCCAGCCCGCCTATCCCCTACGCAGCCAGATCACCTGCAGCCCGGCGCCAGGCTTTACCGGCTCGCCGGATAAAACCATCACTGCAGCGGCGCAGCTGGGCAGCTTTTTTGGCGCGGCCACCCGGTTCAACTTTGCTGTGAGCGGCGAGACCGTCTCCTGGAGCGGGGGCGCAGAGTTCGGGTTGCGCCGCATGGTCCTGCATTATGCGCATCTCGCCAAAGCCGCCGGGGGCGTCGATGCCTTCCTCATCGGCTCAGACCTGCGCGGCATCACGCAGCTGCGCAGCCTCGCCAATTTCTACAATGGCGTGCAGCGCCTGCGCGATCTTGCCACCGAGTGCCGCAGCATTCTGGGAAGCCAGGTCAAGATCAGTTACGCCGCCGATTGGGCTGAATATGCGCATCACGCGCCGCAAGACGGCTCCAACGATCTGTTTTTCCACCTCGATCCCCTCTGGGCCGATCCGGTGATCGATTTTATCGGCATCAACGCCGTCATGCCCATTTCCGATTGGCGCGACGGGTTCGACCATAGTGATGCCAAAGCGGGTGCGCCCTCCCTCTATGACCGCGCCTATCTGCAAGCCAATATCGAAGGTGGCGAGGGGTTTGACTGGACCTATGCCTCCTTCAGCGATCGCCTGGTGCAAAACCGCACCCCCATCACCGACAGCGCCGCAGGCAAGCCATGGGTGTTTCGCCGCAAGGATCTGCGCAGCTGGTGGTCCAACCCGCATATCAACCGCCCCGGCGGCGTCGAGAGTGCTGGCCCCACCCCATGGGTGCCGCACTCCAAGCCCATCTGGTTCACAGCCCTGGGCTGCCCGGCCATCGATCGCGGCAGCAATCAGCCAGATGCCCAGTTCAATCCCCGGTCCGCAGGCAGCGCAGTGCCGTATTTCTCGCGCGGCTGGCGCGATGATGCCATCCAGCGCGCCTATCTCGAAGCCCTGTATCTCTACTGGTCCGACCCCGCCCATAATTCTGTCTCTCCCCTCTATGGCGCGCCCATGATCACGATGCGCGAGGGCGCAGCCTCAAGCTGGGATGCGCGCCCCTATCCCTATTACCCGTCCCTGAAGGAGACCTGGCCCGATACCGAGACCTGGCGGCTTGGCCCGCAGCTCAACGGGCGGCTCGGCTCGGTTGCTCTCGCAGCTTTGGTGCGCGCTCTGTGCACCCGCGCCGGGCTGCCAGAGAGCCTCATCGATGTCTCCGGTCTCCATGGCGCTGTTGAAGGCTATGCCATCACCGCGATTGAATCGCCGCGCAGCTCGCTTGCGCTTCTGATGCGCCATTTCGGCTTTGATGCCATCGAGAGCGCCGGCAAGCTGCGCTTTGTCATGCGCGGATCGGCCGCACGCGCCCTTTTTACCCCGGACGATCTCGTGGCGGCCGCAAGCGCTGGTGCAGAGCCGATGGAGCTGACCCGCGGTCAGGAAACAGAACTGCCGCTCGCGCTCAAATGGCATGTCGCGCGCGCCGATGCCGATTATGATGCCGCCATGGTGGAAGCGCAGCGCGTCACCGTCGAAAGCGCGCGCATCCTTGTCGAGGCATTTCCCTTCGCTGTGCCCCCGGAGCTCTCCGAGCGCCAGGCCGCGCGCGCGCTCCATGAGGCCTGGACCGGGCGCGAGCGCGCAAACCTGCGCCTCGCCCCATCGCAGATCGCCCTTGATCCCGGCGATGTCATCACCCTCGCGCATGACGCGCGCCGCCTCGATTACCGGATCGCATCGCTCAATGACGGTCTGGAGCGCAGTGTGGAGGCCATTCGCACTGATCGCGACCTCTATGATCTGCCTGTTGCAGGTGCGCGCGCCACATCACTGGCCCTGCTCACGCCCTTCACTGGCGCGCTTGTTCAGTTTCTGGACCTGCCGCGCCTCTTTGACGAGGATGAGGCGCATCAACCGCTCCTGGGCCTTTATGCACAGCCCTGGCCCGGCGCACTCGCCGTCTGGCGCTCCGGCGGAAGTGATGGGTTTGTTCAGATCGGATCAGTGTCCCAGCGCGCCAGCTTTGGCGCATTGCTCACCCCGCTGGCGCCCGGCCCCGGAGCCGTCTTTGATCTGGGCGCAGTCTTGGAAATCGAGCTAATCGAGGGCAGCCTTGCCAGTGTCAGCGACCCGGACCTCTTCGCCGGGGCGAACAGCTTTGCAATTGAGACAGACGCAGGGGGGTGGGAGATTGTCCAGGCAGCGCATGCTGAGCTGATCGGGGAAAGACGCTACCGGCTCACGCGCCTGCTGCGCGGCATCCGCGGCACGGAACATCTCATCCCTGCACCGAAATCGCCGGGAAACCGCATTCTGGTCATCACCTCCGCGCTGGTGCCTGTGCCAATCGCAATTGCCGATCTTGGGCGCAGCTGGAACTGGCTGATCGGTCCTGTTGGTCTCGATAGCGCTGATCCGCGCATGATCGGTGTGGCGCATACGCCCCGCGGGGAGGGGTTGCGCCCTTTCGCGCCGGTCCATGTCGCCCAGCCCTTTTTGCGCGGTCGTCTGCCCGGGGATTACACGATCACCTGGATCCGGCGCGACCGCGATCTGAGCGCGGACAGCTGGGAGCTGGCCGAGATCCCGATGTCCGAGGCCAGCGAGGCCTATGAGGTCGAGATCATGGGGGCCGATGGCGGGAGCGTCGTCCGGGTTCTGAGCGCGCGCCAGCCGCAGGCACTCTACAGCGCATCCCAACAAATCACTGATCGCGGCGCACTTTTGGGTCCAGGCGACAGCCTCACCATCCGCATCTTCCAGCTTTCCGCGCTTTTGGGGCGTGGGGCGCCGCATGCCGTCACACTTACATTCTGAAGGAAACCCATATCATGGCCGATACCAGCCCTCGGCTTCTGCTGCCCTGGCTGCAAGCCGCGCAGGCGCAGAAGCATGTCACCCATAATGAGGCGCTGCGCCGCCTCGATGGCCTCGTCAACCTGACCGTCGAGGATCGCAGCCGCAGCGCGCCACCTGCAATCCCCACTGAGGGCGCAGCTTATCTTGTCGCCGCAAGCGCGAGCGGGCTCTGGGCCGGCTGGTCCGGTGACGTCGCCCTCTGGGCTGATGGGGCCTGGCTGCGTCTGCCTGCGCGGCCTGGCTGGCGGCTCTGGGTCCTCGCCGAAGAGGTCATGCTGGTCCGCCTGGCTGCGGGCTGGGTCACGCTCGATGCCGCCATGGGCCTGTTGGCCCGTGGCGCGAGCACTGATCTGGCGGAGGGTGCGCTTGGGGGGCAGACGCGGGCGCTGGTGGTCGAGGCCTCGGTCACGGGACTCTCAGCGAGCAGCGTGACGACGGCCCTGAGCATTCCAGCGAGCGCGCTGGTGATCGGCGTCTCGGCCCGCGTCACCACGTCTATCACCGGCGCCACCGGCTTTGCCTTGGGGATTGCCGGGGAGCCGGCCGCGTTCGGGGCGGGGTTTGGCCCGGGCGCGGGAACGCTGGCGCAATTGCCCATTGCGCCGCGGGCCTTTGGCGTCGCGACCCCAGTGCAGGTTGCAGCCGAGGGGGGAAGTTTCACGGGTGGGGCAATGCGGCTTGCCTGCCACATACTCTCGATCGGAGCCCCGGCATGAGCGATCCTGCAAACGATGGCCTCTTGGCCACGACCGCTGCGGCCTTCCGCGATCACGGTGTGACCGCCGCCATAACTGCGCTGATGGGCGGGTTCATCGCCCTCTTTGCCGCCGTCACGCGGCGCGCCTTTACCAATGAAGCCCTTCTGCAGCGTCTCGACAGAGAACTCGCCGCTGAGCGCGCGCGTCTTGACGCCCAGCGCAGTGAGGACCGCAAGACCGATGCTGATCGGCTGGACCGCATCGAGACCGATATCCATGCCATGCGCACTCTTCTCTTCTCGGCCTTCCAGCGCGGCCCGGGGCCGCCCGGCTGACGGGACTGCACCAACGCACACTAGCGCGCGAAATGTCGCGCGCGCATCCATTCCCCACCCACCCGTCGCCTCCGCGGCGGGCTTTGTCATCTGAAAGGAACCCCCATGTCTGATCCCATCCGCACCTTCCACCATTTCCGCGAGGTGCCAGACACGCTCTGGCGCTGGAAGAATTTCTCGCCGGCAGAAATCGCCTGTCGCGGCACTGGACAGCTGAAGCTGCACCCGGAGGCGCTGGACAAGCTGCAGGCCCT